GGTTGATGTAGAACAAACTTTACCTTCAAGCTCTGAGATAGCGTATCTTCGCATCTCATCATAAAGTTTTCTTTGTACACCTGTAAGTTCTATCTCTCTGGTGACGTAGGTTGTTTTAGGAAGATCTAAACAATCATCTTTTAAAACACGTTCACTAAATTTTTTTATCTTATCTTCTAGTTCTGGTATGTTTCTTCTGTTGGGTCCAACAGGAACACTAACTGTTCTTGACCCTAGGTTCATAGTTTTCATAATACAATAGTGTGCACGATACGCCCAATACGAATCAAACCCCAAGAGCCAAGAATCAAGAAACTGAGCTTGACTCCAAAGATCTAATGGTGAATTTGTAATTGGAGAACCAGTTAAAATTCTTCTGTACTTAGATAGCTCTTTTAATTTAATAATATTTTTTGTTCTATTAGCTGTAGGAGTTTTGATAGTTGTAGACTCGTCAATTGCTACCATGGCTTTATGTGAATTTAAAAAACGCATGGCAAAATTTGTGGCTTTTGGGTAAGAAAAAGCCTCCACATTCATGACTAAAATATGAAAATCTGTACCCGTTGCAAACAGACTATTTAGTTTTTTTAGTTGTTCAGTGCTATTATTAGAAGTCTGCCATAGCACTACATTTTTTTCAATGTGGTCAACCATATGCGTAGGTATCTCACCTTCGTACCAATTTTTGTATACACCTTTTGGGGCAATTAAGAGAAGCCCATTAATCTCACCTTTGTCATAAAGCATTGATGCATTATCAATTAACACTTTAGATTTACCTGTACCCATCTCCATAAAATAGGCAAAGTATTCTTTATCCCAAGAACGTTCTAAAGCTTTTAATTGATGCGCATAAGGCTTTGTTTTAAATTTATAATTCATGTTTACTTTTACTTTCTAATTGTTATATATTAGCTGAAAGTTAAAAAGTCAATGAGCAAAGTTTATTTAATACAAGAGATACCTGGAACCTCAAGAGGCGAACCTAAATATAATATTGTAGGAGCACAAAAATATGGTGACATTGTAACGGTGCTACCAGAATTTTCTCAAATGATACATTCTCCAGGGCCTTTAGTTATGAAACTTAGAACTCTTCTAAAAAACTACACGGCCGATGATTATCTTTTATTATCAGGAGATCCTGCTATCATAGGTGTAGTATGTTCTTTAGTTTCAGATACAACCAATGGTAGATATAAACTTTTAAAATGGGATCGCCAAGAAAAAACTTATTATCCAATCGAGATAAATCTTTTTCAAAAATAAACTTGACAACATATAATTGTCCCATATATAATGTAGTGCGATTTATAAATTAAACTATTAAATATATATGGAGAAAGCTATGACTATAGATCTAAGAAAAGATGCACCTAACCAGGTGTCAACAATTAACCCTGACCAGTTATCTAAAGAGATAAATACGCTTCAGGAAATCAAACAAGAAATCGACAATCAAGAAAATAAAATCAAAGAATTGAAAGAGAGAGAAAAATATTACTCTACTATGATCATTCCAGATTTAATGAGCCAACTTAATTTGAAAACTTTAAAATTAAAAGATGGTTCTGAAATATCTATAAAAGATATTTTTGGTGTCTCAATTATTGCAGCTAAAAAGCAAGAGGCACATGACTGGCTTCGAACAAACGGACTAGGTTCAATTGTAAAAAATGAAATTACAGTTAAGTTTGGTCTGAACGAAGACAACAAGGCGGAGCAATACGCTTCACTTGCAAGAGGACAGGGGTATGATCCTGATCGAAAGGTAACGGTTCATGCAGGTACTCTTAGAACAACTTTGCGGGATTATCACGAACGTGGTGGTAGTATACCTGCAGAGTTGTTCAACACGTTTGAAGGAAATCAAACTGAAATTAAAACCAAATAAACTACTAAACCATCAAACCAATAGGAGGATAAATGAGTAAAGAAGTAGTAAAAAAGAATAGTGCAGGATCACTTGCAACTATTAATTTAAGACAGGACTCAGGTAAAGGTTCTGAAGAAATTAAGTCGGACGATGTATCGACACCGATCTTAAAAATTCTTCATCAGCTTTCACCAGAGTGTAACGAGAGAGATGCAAAGCATGTTGAAGGTGCAAAACCTGGCATGATATATGCATCTGGTTTCGGTCAACTGATCGATGGCAATGAGGGATTAGACGTTGTAATTGCACACTCTCAAACAAGGTATCCTGAATGGCAAGAGAGAGGCGATAGTGCTTCTGCTCCAGTAGGAACTCACTTAGAGATTCCAGCTGATGCTGTTGAGGAGAGAAATGGTAGATACAGATTACCTAATGGTAATTATGTAGAGAAGACTGCATATTTTTATGCACTAGCGATGGTGGATAAAGAGCTTAAACCTGCGGTCATACCAATGAGATCTTCTAATCTTACACCAGCTAGAGAACTAAACAATCTGATTAAGAATCTTAGATTCTCAGATGCGGATGGTTCTTTCAACCCTGCAGCTTATTCAGCGGTCTATAATTTAAAGACCTTTGGTAAGACAGCGGGTAGTAAAAGTTGGCATGTCTATAAGCCTTCAAGAGTTAGAAATCTTGATGTTGCAGATAAAAATGATGCTGAGATATATGAAATTGCACAGCAACTTCAAAAAACTGTATCGAAAGGAGCAGCTAAACCTCAGTACGATAAGGCGCAACCAAAGGCTGACATTGTATAACCGAGTACTTTGATGAGTACACTTGGCTAGTGAGAGGGCGGTGAGGCGAGAGTTTAGCCGCCCTTATTTTTATGCGAGAATTTGAAAAATTTTTTACTGGATTACAAAGAGATTACGGGTTCTGTAATGTAGACAAAGGCTATGTAGATCCAGATTCTGGTAAAATTAAATTTGACCCTGGTGATTACGGTTGGTCGAAAAGACATATAACTGCACAAGATTATCAAGATCATCTTGACGGCAGAAAAGCTATTGGTATTCAACCCTGTGATGATGATGCTAAAGCTAGCTTTGGTGCCATAGATGTAGATCCTAAGAATTATAAAAATTTTAAATTAGAAAAATATTTAAATATAATACAAGAAAAAAACTTACCCGTAATACCAATAGAATCTAAAAGTGGTGGGCTGCACATATACGTTTTTACAAAAGAAAAAGTCCCTGCTACTTTAGTTAGAGAGTTTTTATCGAACTTACTATTTTTATTTAAACTTCCACACAATACAGAAATATTTCCTAAACAAACTAAACTAGGTGTAAATCAAAACAACGAAAAGACATCTGGTAGTTTTATTAATTTACCTTATTACAAAGGCACCGAGCGTAGGGGTATTTTACCTGATGGTACACGGATGGATTTAAAAAAATTTATAGAGGTCGTAGGTCTTAATTTACAAACAGAAGAATCTTTAAAAGAAATAGGTAACAAAAAAATTACAGAAGTAATAACTGGTGGACCTGAAGAGTTTCACGATGGCCCACCTTGTTTACAGATGATATGCAAAGAGATTCAGGCATCAGGAACCAAACTAAGCGATGAAAGAGATAGATTTTTATATAACTACATGGTGTTTGCTAAGAAAAAATATCCAGATGATTGGGATAAAAAAGTTTTAGAGGCTGCTAGAAATTATATTGTGTATGACACAGTCTGGGGTGATGAGAAAGTAAAAGATAAAATTAAATATTGGAAAAATGAAACTAAAGGTTTTAAGTGTAGTGATCTACCTATTTCATCTTATTGTGCAAAAGGAACTTGTTTGAAAAGAAAATTTGGTATTGGTAGTCATAGAAGTACAACATGGCCTCAAGTATCTGGATTAATTAAAATGGACTACAAACCAGATCCAGAGTTTTTTATAAACATAGATTTAGCTGATGGTAAGGTTGTACAAATACATGCAAAGCATATTAAAAAAATAGCAGAGATGAAAGAGATGCGTGCGTTGATAGCAGAACAGACACCTATATTTCCACCAATATTAAAACAAAACGAATATCAAGTTATACTAGACACTTTGTGGGCAAACATGGAAACTATTAAACCACCTGCAGGCACCAATCCGTTGGACATGTTGAAAAAAGAATTAATTGAATTTGTTAACGGACCTCAAGCCAGCACGTTTGCAGCTTTTAAATCTGGAGCTGTTCTTGTTGAAGATGATTATTATTTTTTTATCTATGATATTTTTTATTCAGAATTAAAACGTGGAGACTGGATTAAAGAAAGATCAAGAACTGCTACAATGATAGAACAATATTTTGGTGGAGAGTTTAGTTGTCAAAAAAGATTTCCGCAAGGTAATAATGAAAAACCGTTTCCACCTATAAGAGTTTTGAAACTTCCGAAAGAAGGTTTAGAGAAAGAAGAAATACAAGATGAATTTATTAAACAAGAGAACAAGGAGACAATAGTATGAGTAAATCTAAACAACCGCCTCAAGTTTGTGTATCAATGCCGACTTATGATTTAATGCAGGTGGCAACATGTTTATCATTAATAAAATTAATGGATAAATTTACATTAGCTAAAATAAAAGCAACAGTTCAGACATTTAAAAGTCCGTATGTAGGATACGGAAGAAATGTATTGACTGCCATGTTTTTAGAAACAGGTATGGATTATCAATTGTTTGTGGATTCTGACATGGAATTTGAACCAGAGGTAGTGGGCAGGATGATAATAGCAGACAAAGATGCTATCTGTGTGCCCTACAGAAAAAAAACTCAAGACAATGCGGTTAGATTTTCTGTGGCTTTTGAAGATATTAACAGCATCGATATCGATGATAAAGGGTTGGTTAAATTAAAAGTGGGACCTGCAGGATTGACTTTAATACATAGAAGAGTGTATGAAAAGTTAATGAGAGATTATCCAGAATTAAAAATAACACAGAGAGAAATAATATCCGAAACAGCAAATAATTATTTTTATAATTTTTGGGATACAACTTTTGATAAAAATGGAAAGTGGTGGGGAGAAGATACCAACTTCTGCAACATGATTAGAAAATCTGGTTTTGATTTTTATGGTGTGGTTGATGGACAAACCACTCATCATGGAACCTATGGATGGAAAGGTAAACTAATTGATACGTTTCAAAAAGCCGATGAAAAAAAGCATTAAGATATATGGGCCACCTGGCACAGGTAAAACTTTTCGTTTAATCAAAAGAGTCAAAGCTTACGTTAGGACTGGCACACCATTGCATAAAATAGGGTACTTTGCATTTACAAAAAAAGCAGCTGCGGAAGCAAGAAAAAGAATAGGGGTGTCTGATAAAGAAGTGCCATATTTTCAAACACTACATGCTTTTTGTTATCACCTTTTAGGATTAAAGGAAGAAGATATAATACAACCATATCATTACGAAGATTTAGGTAAAAAATTAAATGTGCGAGTTTCTTTTACAGATAAGTATAATGAAGAGGAGTCTCATTTCTTAACTTGTAACAACCCATACTTTCAAATGATACAAAAAGCTATCAACAAAGACATACCTGTAAGAGAGGAATTTAATTTAAATGAACACGACAGAAGAGAAGTAAACTGGGACACTCTTAATCATATATCAATAAATTTAGAGTCATACAAAAAGAATAATCAGATTATTGATTTTAATGACATGATTAAGATGGTTTTAGAATCAAATAAAATACCAAAATTTAAAGCTATATTTATAGACGAGGCACAAGATTTATCGCCATTACAATGGAAACTTTATGATAAATTAAAAGAAAATGCTGAACATGTGTACCTAGCTGGTGATGATGATCAGGCCATATTTGCTTGGGCAGGTGCAGATGTAAATAGATTTATAAATGAACCTGCAAAAGAAAGAGTTTTAAGATATTCTAGAAGAGTATCTCAAGCAGTTCAAATGCAATCAAACTTTCCTATATCAAAAATAATGGGTTTAAGAAAAGGCAAAGAATACTTACCTAGAAAACATTTAGGTATCTCTTATTACATTACAGACTTTAATCATGTTGATTTAAAAAAGGGTAAGTGGTTAATACTTACTAGAACTAAAAGTAATTTACTACAAATAATGAAAGATTTAAAAAAGAAAAATTTATATTATCAAACTAACAAAGGTAAAAGCTACAAAGTAAGTTTATATAAAGCTGCAGAGGCTTACACTAAATGGTGTAAAGAAGGAACTCTCGATGAAAAAGAAATAGCTGAAGTTAGAGACTTTATACCAAATGGCAGCTGGGATGCAAAGGTGCCTTGGTATGACAAGTTTTCAGAAGACCAAAAAGAAATTTTATATTTAAGAAATCTAATAGCATCTGAAGAAAAACTAAATGAACCTGCAAGAATATGGTTATCAACCATTCATGCAGCTAAAGGAGGAGAAGAGGACAATGTAATTTTATCCTTGCACCAAGGATCAAAGGTTCAAAAAGGAATTAGTTTAAGTGTTGACAAACAAGATGAAGAGCATAGAGTATGGTATGTAGGTATCACGAGAGCAAGAAATAATTTATATAAATTAAAAAGTAAGAAAAAAATAAAGGAATATCAACTATGACACATAAAGATATATTTGATGATGCGTTTCCACAACATAAACAAATCGGAGGATCTCATTATAAAAATATGAAGATACAGCCTTACGAATTTATTTCAAAAAACAATCTTTCGTTTTTTCAGGGGTGTGTTGTAAAATACGTTTGTCGTTATTTAAATAAGTCAGGTATTGAAGACTTAGAAAAAATAATACATTATTGTCAACTAGAAATAAAAAAAATGAAAGATGGAACTAAGAAAAAATAAAATATTAGAACTCCACTCACACTGGCTATGGAATAATGGATATATAAAAGAATCAATTGAATGTTTAGGACAGTCTAAATTTAATAATGCGAGACCAAAAATAGGAAGGTTTAAACAATATGTTACTACCACAAACGGAATGGGTGCAACCCACAGAATACCCAGATCTTAGATCTTATGATGAGATAGCTGTTGACTTAGAAACCAGAGACCCTGGTTTAAAATCAAAAGGTTCTGGAGCTGTCACAGGTGAAGGAGAAGTTGTTGGTATAGCTGTAGCCACATACAACAACAAATGGTATTTTCCAATAGCTCACAAAGAAGGACCTAACATGGATCGTAAAAAAACTTTAGAGTGGTTTAAAGATATTTTAGAATGTCCAGCTACAAAAATATTTCACAACGCAATGTACGACGTTTGTTGGATACGTAATTTAGGCTTAAAAATCAATGGTTTAATAGTCGACACCATGATTGCATCTTCTTTGTTAGATGAAAATAGATTTTCTTATACTCTTAACACATTGTCATGGCATTTTTTAAACGAAGGTAAAAATGAAAGAGCTTTAAATGAAGCTGCAAAGCAAAGAGGTCTTGATGCAAAAGCGGACATGTGGCAACTGCCTGCTCAAGAGGTTGGTGCTTATGCAGAAAAAGATGCAGAGCTTACTTTTAAATTATGGCAGCATGTAAAAAAATTAATGATAGAACAAGACCTTCAAGATATTTTTAATCTCGAAACCGACCTCTTCCCTTGCTTAGTTGATATGCGTTTTCTAGGCGTAAGAGTAGATATGCCACAAGCGCATGACCTCCGTAAAAAATTAATTGCACAAGAACAAGTATTGCTCCAAGAAGTACAAAAAGAAACAAACATAGATGTTCAAATATGGGCCGCACGTAGTATACAAAAAGTTTTTGACAAGTTAAAATTATCTTACGAACGAACTGCGAAGTCTGGTGAACCTTCATTTACAAAAAATTTCCTCTCTAATCAT